GGCTGTGGTGCGCTGGCAGGCTGTGGCCGCTGGTGAGTTGATGCCGGCGGCTGGCCCGGTGAAGACGCAGGTGATTGGGGTCGCGAACGAGCAGCTGGAGGCGCAGGCGTCCCGGGTGCAGCAGTTTATGAACCTGTACCTGACGGAATTGGCGCCGGAATTCTACGAAGAATTCGACCAGATGCTGTTTTGGCTGCCGCTGGTGGGTTCGACGTTCAAGAAGACGTATCAGGATCGGCTTCTGGGGCGTCCGGTGAGCCGTTTCGTGCTGCCGGATAACTTCATCGCGTCGTATGGCACGACGGATTTGGCGACGTCGCCGCGGTTCTGCCACATCACGCCGATGACGCGCCGGAATTTCCGGTTGGCGCAGCTGGCGGGCGTGTATCGGGACATCGATCTGGGTGATCCGCAGGCGGACGATAGCTCGCAGACGCCGATTCAGGCGGAAGTGGACGGCGTTCAGGGCGTGGAGCCGGGTGCTGAGGGCACTGAGGAGTACCGGATCTACGAAGTGTACGCGGATCTGAACCTTGTGGGGTATGAGAACGAGGATGGCATCCCGCTGCCGTATGTCGTGACGATTGAAGAGGGGACCCGGAAGGTTCTGTCGGTTTATCGGAACTACGACGAGGGGGATCCGACGTTTCAGCGGAAGAACCCGTTCACGCACTATAAGTTCATGCCGGGGGTGGGGTTTTACGGTCTGGGTTATGCGCACTTGCTGGGGAATTCGGCGAAGACGGCGACGTCGATCCGCCGTCAGCTGATTGATGCGGGCACGCTGAATAACTTCCCGGGCGGCTTGCGCGTGAAGGGCATGCGGCTGGAGGACAATAACATTGGGATTGGTCCGACGGAGTTCCGTGAGATCGATACCGGCGGCTTGCCGATCCAGAACGCGATCATGACGATGCCGTATAAGGAGCCGTCACAGGTATCGCTGGCGCTGCTGAAGGAAACCTACGAAGCCGCCCGGAATCTGGCGAACACGACGGAGATTGCGGTCGGCGAGGGGCGTCAGGATGCGCCTGTAGGCACGACAGTGGCGTTGATGGAGGCGGCGACCCGTCTGCAGTCGGCGACGCTGAAGCGCTGCCACAGGGCGTTTAGCCGCGAACTGAAGCTGATTGCGGATCTGTTCGGGAAGTATCTGCCGGATGAGCCGTATCCGTTCCCGGTTCGGGGCGGCATGGCGGCGATTATGCGCGAGGATTTCGCGAATAACATCGACGTGATCCCGGTGTCGGATCCGAACATTTCGTCGTCGGCCCAGCGGATGATGCGGGCGGAGGCGTTGCTGCGGTTTGCGACGCAGCAGCCGGATCAGCACAATCTGCGGGAAGCGTATCGGCAGATGTACGTCGAGATGGGCGTTGCGCCTGAGAAGATTGAATTGATTCTGGCGCCGGAGCGTCAGAAGCCGCGTCCGTTGGATCCGCTGACGGAGAACCAGAACGCGATTGTGGGCATGCCGCTGGTGGCGGGTGCGTATCAGGATCACGACGCGCACATCGCGGCACACGCGCCGATTGCGCAGGATAATCCGATTCTGCAGGCGCACATTAACGAGCACTTGGCGCTGAAGATGCGTCAGCAGGTTGAGCAGATCATTGGTCAGCCGCTGCCGCCTCCGGGCATGCCGATGCCTCCGGAGCTTGAGAACCAGCTGGCGGTCATGGTTGCGCAGGCTATGCAGCAGCTGGCGCCGATGTATAAGCCGCAGCCTGAGGTCGATCAGATGGCGCAGGTTGAGATGCAGAAGCTGCAGATCAAACAGGCGGATAATGAGCGTGATGCTCAGGTGGAGCTTGCGAAGGCTCAGATGGAAGCTCAGACTGACGCGGCGAATCGCGCATCGAGAGAGAAGATTGCGGCAATGAAGCTGCAGTCGGAGGCCCTGCGGAACCTTGGAGGTTTTCAATGAAGACGACTGATATGCGGGCCAAGGCTCGTGCGATTTTCGGCCCGGCGATTGCTGAGCCCATGCCGAACCAGCCGAACGGTGCGAAGGCGCTGCAGCAGCGCGCGAACGCTCGCCCGATCCCGACCTATAAGGTTGGCGGTCCGGTGAAGAAGATGCCGACGCCTGCTGAGAGCGCAGCTTCTGGGAACCGCATGGCGCGTGAAGAAGCCGATGAGATGCGGTTCATGGAGATGATGGAGAAGAAGAAGCGTCCGATGCCGTCGCCTGCAGAGTCCGTGAAGTCGGGCAACCGCATGGCGCGCGAAGAAGGCGCTGAGATGCGCAAGATGAGGATGGCTGAGGGCGGTAAGATGCCCGATCTTACCGGTGATGGTAAGGTCACTCGGGCCGATGTCCTCAAGGGGCGCGGCGTTAAGGGTTTCGCTAAGGGCGGCGTTCAGACGTCGTCGGATACCGCACGCAAGCTGGCCACCGAGATGGGCGGCATGAGAAAGGGCGGCAAGGTTAAGCCCGTTGAGCTCGACATGAAGGGTCTGGAGGAAATGTCCCGGCCCCGTGCCCCGCTACCGAATCTTGAGAACAGGGTGGCGGAAGCCCGCAACCTGAACACTGTGCGCGCCAAGGAAACTTCCGAAGCGGCGAAGGGCAAGTCGTTCAAGGAAGCCTTTGCTGAAGCGCGCCGCGATCAGGGCCCGAATGGCGTCTTCACTTGGCGGGGTAACACCTACAACACCAAGATGGCGGGTGAAACGTCGAAGGCTGCTCCGACTCGCGCGGCTGCTCCGGCTCCGACTCGCGCTGCCGCTCCAGCTGCTGCTCCGGCGCCTGCCACGCGCGGGAATGCGCCTGCTGCTGCCGCCCCGACTCGTGGCAATCCGCCTGCCGCCCCTGCGAACAAGCCGGTTAACACGGGCTCACCCATGTCTTCGGTTATTCGCAACCTCAACACCGGCTTCAATCTTGACGCTGAAGCTAAAAAGCTAATGGCCAAAGACCGAGGTTTGTTCGGATCTCCAATGAACATGGAGCAAGCCCGCGAGGCGGTTCGTGCTGAAGCTGAAAATGTGCGCAAGATGTCTGGCTATAGGGCGGAACAGGAGCGCAAGAAGAGATCCCTTGAGGCTGGCCGCAAGGCCAATCCCGATTTGGTATCTCAGTTTGTCGATATGACGATGAACCCGGGCTACAAGAAGGGCGGCAAGGTCAAGGAAGCCAAGCCGAAGAACAGTCTGGCTGTCATGATCGCCATTGGTAAGCCGATGAAGCCGGCCAAGAAGATGAATGGCGGCGCGATGGCTGCTGGCTCGAAGGACATGGAAGCGTCGAAGGTGACGCGTGCTATGGCTATGGGCGGTGACCCGATGGGTTACATGGGTGGCGGCTCTCCGATGGGCTACGCAGCTGGCGGCGCTGGTAAGACGCGCAAGGGTCAGGCGCCGATCAAGAAGGCTCAGGGCGGCGCTGCGAAGGTCCGCAAGGGCATGATGACGCCTGAGGGCAACATCATCGACGTCATGAACAAGATGCGCGGCAAATAAGGGCGAGTGCGCGGCTGTGCCTGCAAGATCAAAGCGTCAGTATCGCTTGATGAGTGCAGCCGCGCATAACCCGGCCTTCGCTAAGAAGGTTGGAATTTCGCAGAAAGTGGGCAAAGAATTCACTGCTGCAACAAAGAGTTACAAAAAACTACCGGAGAGTGTGAATGTCAGCCGAGGAACTCGGGCGCCGCGCGATTGAGCGCATAGGCGAACTGCGCGACCGCGCCACCGAATATAGTCTTAATGTCCGTTTTAGGCCGTCGAGCTTCGGGGAGAAGCACATCCCTGCGCTGACGGCAGAAGAGATTGCCCTTCAGGTTCTGGAGGGTAATGCGTTGGTGCGCGCCTACACGGCTGCGATTAGCGTCATCAACGACGAGTACAAGCGTATGTTGCAGCCAGACGACGATAAAAAACCGGATACCAGAAAAGGGAGTATGTATTGATGAGTATGAGCAAGATCGAGCCGCACGAAGAGGCTCTGGCTAAGGAGTTGATCGACGAAGAATTCACGGCCATCACGGGTCGTTCGTTCGATATGCAGCCAGCGGGCTACCTCGTGGCCGTAAAAATTTACGTGCGTCCTGAAGAGCTTAAGACGATTACGCAGGAAGACGGGACGGAAGTCACGCTGTATCTGCCGGATACCGTGCGCGCCGAGGACAAGTATTCCTCCGTGTCCGCGCTGGTGTGCGCCGTTGGTCCCGAAGCCTATCAGGGCGAAAAGTTCGAACGTTCCGGGCCTTGGTGCAAGGTCGGCGATTGGATCCTGATTCCGCGCTACGAGTCGACGATGGTTTCCTATCGCGGCGTTGCGATGGCTCTGCTCCCCGACGACCGTGTGATGGCCGTGATCAGCGGGCCGGAAGATGTGATGTCAGGTAAGTTTGCTGGAAACTTCTGAGGAGCTAAGCATGTCTATTGATCCAGAAAATCAAGAGCTTCCGTATACCGACGACGGTCCGACCGAGGACGTCGATATCGAGATTACGGAAGAGGATCTTGGCGAGAGCCTTGAGGACTACGAGCAGCAGGAAGAGCCCGAAGAGGAACAGCCTGAGGCGCCTGAAGAGGTAGCCGAACAGGAAGAGCCTGAAGAGGAAGAAGCTCCCAAGCGCCGTCGCTCGCCTGAGAAGCGTATCTCTGAATTGGCCCGTAAGGCGGCTGAGGCAGAGCAGCGCGCTCAGGCACTGGAGGCTCGTCTGCAGAAGGAGTCGCAGCTGCGCGAGCAGTCTGAGCAGGCGATGATGACGCATTACAGGAACAACCTGAGCGTCACTGCGATGGACCTGAAGCAGAAGCTCTCCGAAGCTCGTTCCATGATGGACAACGAGAAGATTGACGATCTTCAGTATCAGTTCAACAAGACGATGAATGACCTCGAAGCGGTCACGAACTGGGAGCGTGAGCAGCAGAACAAGGCGTCTCGCCCTGTTGAGCCAGCGGCGCCTCAGCCATCGCAGCAGCAGGTTACGCTTGAGCCTCGCACGGCAAGCTGGATCCAGAAGAATACGTGGTTCCAGCCCAAGTCCGAGGATTTCGATCCTGAGATGCACGAAGAGGCCACCCTCTACGCACGCCGCGTAGAGCGCCGCTTCCGCGCTGAGGGTCGCGATGACGAAATTGGCAGCCTCGACTACTTCACGGAGATCGACCGCCATATGCGCCGGGAGTTTCCCGACGCGTTCGCAGCGCAATCAACTCCAACTAAGAGGGCACCGCCAATGAGCCGTGATTCAAATGCTGCACCCGTCCAGCGCACCGCTCCGGGGCAGCCTCCGAAGAAGTCGACGAGCATTCGTCTGAGCGCTGATGAGCGTCGCATGGCGCACCAGATGGCGCAGTCAGGCGCGTATCGGAATCCAAACGGCAGTCGCATGAATGACTTGGAAGCTGAAAAATATCATGCAATCTACATCCTGAAAACTAAAAAGGGAGCAAACTAATGGCTCGTTCTTCTCGCATTAGCACCACGCGTGCCACCGAAACTCGTGAAGCTGGGTTGCGCAAGCGCCCTGAGACGCACTTCCAATCCAAGCTCTATGTCCCGAAGGATAAGATCCCGGCGGGCATGACCTACGCTTGGGTTCGTGAGTCGACTCTAAACGAGCCGGATCCCGATAACATGACCGACCGCATGATCCGCGGCTGGCAGCCGGTTCCCGCTGGCCGTCACCCGGAGATGGTTCCACCTCCGCTTCCGGGCTATGAAGGCACCGAAGTGATGGTTATCCGTCGCGGTGGTCTGATGCTCTGTGAATGCCCGACCCGCGACGTCGAGGAGCGCAATCGCGAGCGCGATCTGGAAAACATCGAAACCCTGCAGGATGTGGCATGGACCGGTCAGAACGACCCGAACCTGCCGCGCTTTGAGGATAAGGGCACCGGAGTGGCGTTTGAGCGCGTCACTTCGTTCAAGGACTAACCTCCGGTCCACAGTGTGTTTCCCTTCGCTGTGGCAACTTACCCCCGCTCGGGAAACTGGGCGGGGGTCTTTTTGTATGCTGTTGACAGCAGTCCTATTTAAGCATAATTTACATCTACATCGACGCCACGTCACGTACCGTGGTCCCTGAGCATGGCAGGCTCACTTCGAGGCTACGTCACGTATCGTAGCAAAAAAACGATTGCCGTTACGTACCGGCAGAAACCAACCCTCAACTTCAGCATGGAGAATCCGTATGGCTTACGGTACCAATGCGCCTCAGGGGCTCGTCCCCGTCAAGAAGCTGGATGGCTCTGCTTGGACTGGCGCGACTAATCCGTATCAGATTGCTAACGCTTACGCGACCGCACTCTTCCGTGGCGATCCCGTCACCACTCTCTCCGATGGCACGCTTGGCGTGGGCGTCGCGGGTGCAACCACTATTGGCGTTTTCTGGGGCGTCAAGTTCATCGACAGCACTGGCCGCGTCCGTTTCGAGAACTACTGGCCGGGTAACCCCGGTGTTCTCACCGGTTCGGTCGTTGAAGCTCTCGTGATCGACGATCCGAACACCGTGTTCACCATTCAGGAAACGAATGCTTCTGGCGCTGCGGGCACCCCGTTGGCCCTTGCTGATCGTGGTCTGAACGCGAACTTCCTGTACACCGCCGGTTCTACCGCAACGGGTACTTCAGCCGTGTCGCTCGACAACTCGACTGAAGCTGCAACCTCGACGCTGAACCTGAAGATCCTGCAGCTGGACCCGACCCCGGGTAACGCCATTGGAAACTTCGCGAACTGGCTCGTTGTCATCAACAACCACCTCTATCGGGGTGGGGTGACTGGCCTCTGATCGGTCCAGCAGGAGATTTGAAAAATGGCTATTAACACTACCGCAATCCGCGACCTGCTCCGGCCCGGTTTGGCCGCCGTTTTTGGCGACTATCCCATGTATCCGGGTCAGTGGTCGGAAATCTTCGAGAAGCACACGTCCGATAAGGCCGTTGAAATCGAAGTCGAAGTCAAGCTGCTTGGTCTGGCTCAGATCAAGGCTGAAGGCGCCTCGACCGCCTACGGTGAAATGGGTCAGCGGTTCGTCACGAACTACGTGAACCGCTACACCAGCATCGGCTTCATCATCACCCGTCAGGCTATCAAGGATAACCTGTATCAGTCGTCGTTCCCGCTGCAGGCGAAGGCTCTTCGCCAGTCGATGGAACAGACCAAGGAAGTTCTCGGCGCGTCCGTTCTGAACAACGGCTTCTCGTCGAACTTCCCGATTGGTGATGGCCAGCCGCTGTTCTCGACGGCTCACCCCATCGACAACGGTACGGTCGCGAACACCTTCTCGGTCCAAGCCGACCTGAACGAAACCTCGCTTCAGGACGCCATCGTTGGCGTTCAGCGCTTCCGTGATGCTGCGGGCCTCCGCATCATGACGAAGCCGACGAAGCTGATCGTTCCGGCTGAACTGCAGTGGACGGCTACCCGCCTGCTCCAGTCGCAGTTCCGCGTCGACACGGCGAACAACGACATTAACGCGATTTACAACAACTCTGCGGTTCCGCAGGGTCATCGCGTTAACATGTTCCTGACCGACACGAACGGCTGGTTCTTGCTGACCGACGCTCCGAACGGCTTCAAGTACTACGAGCGTGAAAAGCTGGAAACCGACGTCTACACGGACTTCGACACCGACAACCTCAAGGCGAAGGCCATTGAGCGTTACTCGTTCGGCTGCTCGAACTTCCGCGCAGGCTGGGGTTCGCAGGGCGCTTCCTAAATCCCGGGGGTGGGGCTTCGGCCCCACCCTTAGCTATGGAGAAAACTCATGACTCATTTCTCTGACGGCGTTCGGGCAGGCAGGAACTTCGCCAACAACGGCACCGCTAATCAGCCCGGCGTCTTCATGTCGCCGATCAACGTCTATGACGTGGTTCCGGCTACGCTGGACGCCGACGGCATCTGCGCTCAACAGACGCTGGCTGCGGCTGGCAACGCTACGCTGAACGGCGCCTTGGCTTCGGGGGGCACCGTCACCCTCGACGTTCCCCGGAACGTCGTTGTCGACGCTGCTGGCGCTGCTACGGCTGTGCTGACCATCACGGGCACTGACGTCTACGGCATTCCGATGTCGGAAGCGATTACCCTGAACGGCACGACCGCCGTTGCCGGCAAGAAGGCTTTCAAGACGATCACCCAAGTTGCCGCTTCGGCTGCCGCCACCG